ACCACCTACATTTGAGGTTGGTTAATGGCAACTAGCGTATATTTTAATAATCAAGGTGCAACAAGAGAACAATTCCTTGTTGAGGATCTGATCATCGAATCAATTAGGAATCATGGAATTGACATATATTATATTCCAATGAGTTCTCGCGATCAGCTTGATTCATTGTTTGGTGATGATCCTGTAAAGAGTTACAATATAGCATATAAGATTGATATGTATATGGAGACTTTTAATAACTTTGAAGGTCAGCAAGAATTCTTTTCAAAATTTGGTTTGAACATTGATAAGACTGCACGTGTAGCAGTTGCTAGAAGAACATTTGAAAGATTTGTTGGAAGCAAGATTAGAAGATTGCCAAAAGAAGGCGATTTAATCTGGCTTCCTATTCAGCAGAAACTAATGGAAATTCGTTTTGTTGAAGAAGAAAAGAACTTCTTCCAGTTAGGTAAGATTCAGCCATATATGTATGTTCTATCTCTTGAAGCATTCAAGTATAATGGTGAGTTATTAGACACAGGAATAGAAGAAATTGATATTATCTGTAATACAACAACGCCAAGCACACCGTTTACATTAGTAGATTTGGGGTCAACAACCACACTATTAGCTGGTGAACATGTGTATCAAGGAGCTAATTTAGCTACATCTACGGCTCAGGCAATAGTTTCTAGTTTTGATAGAAATACTCTTGTTGTAAATTTAAGAAATATCAAAGGTACATTCCAGAGTAATGTTAATATAATTGGAGAAAGTTCTTCTGCCTTCTTTAGAGTAAGTAGTTATAATACAATTGAAGATAGTTCAACTGTATACGATGATAATGTTAAGATTGAAACAGAAGCTGATGCTATACTTGATTTTACTGAAACAAATCCTTTCGGTGAGCCATAATGTTATCAGGCAATCATTTTTATCATAGAACGGTTCGCAAACTTGTTGTTGCATTTGGTTCGCTGTTTAATAATATTCGGTTGGTTAGATATGATGCTGCAAATACTACAGAAATAGAAAGAATAAATGTCCCGCTGGCATATGCCAATAAGGAAAAATTTTATAAGCGTATCACTGAAGATCCTAATCTAGCCAATCCGACTCAAACAATCTTGCCAAGAATGGCATTTGAAATGGGTGCAATTACATATGATCCATTGAGAAAAACTTCTTCGCATATATCTAATTTTTACACATACCCTGCTAGCACAGTAAATCAAGTTAGATTATCCCCATATAATTTTGACTTTAATCTACATTTGTATGTGCGTAATAATGAAGATGGATTGCAAATTATTGAGCAAATTCTTCCATACTTCACACCAGATTACACATTAACTGTTGATTTTTTAAACAATGGAAGTTTGCCACTTGATGTTCCTATCGTATTCAATTCAATAAATTATGAGCAGAATTACGAAGGCGATCCAGAAACAACTCGCGTCCTAACATGGTCATTGAATTTTGAAGTAAAAGCATATATGATCGGACCAACAAGTGAGATTAAACTTATTAAGAAAGTTACTGCAAATGTTGCTAGAGATAATTATCAAAATATCAATAGAAAAATTGAATGCAGTACTGGAACTGGAAAGTACAAGTATGGAGAACTAGTCTACCAAGGAACATCAGTCCATGAAGCAACAGCACGTGCTTATGTTAGTAAGTGGGATTCTACTGCTAATAATCTATATCTGTTCGATGTTTCTGGTGACTTTGTTGCTAATAGTGTTATTTCAGGAGTTGTATCTCGTGCTAAATATAACGTTAGTACAGTTGAAGCTTCTACTCAACTTGTTAATATTACGGTTCAACCTAATCCTCTAACTGCCAACATTGGTGACGATTTCGGATTTACAACTACAATTGAAGAATATCCAAACATAACATAATAATATGAGCGAAATTGATAAAAATCTCAGTTCTATTCTTGAAACTGAATACATTCCTTCTTCTAATGTTCCTGCTACTATTGAAGAAAAGCTGCCAATGGCTGTAGATCAACAGCAAGATTTCGATTACTCGCGCTCTAATTATTACAATTTGCTAGAAAAGGGTAACGATGCATTGGAAGGATTACTTGAAGTAGCAAAAGAATCACAACATCCAAGAGCATATGAAGTAGCTGCTACGATGTTAAAAAATCTAAGCGATATGACAGATAAACTTATGGTGTTACAGAAGCAAAAAAAAGATTTAGAAGGCGGGACTTCTGCACCAACTCATGTTAGTGTTGATAAAGCAGTGTTTGTTGGAAGCACTGCAGAGTTATTGAAAAAAGTTCGTAGCGATGCAAAATAAAATAAAACATTACTTAGGTAATCCAAAACTAAAAAGAATAAACACTACTCAGCAACTGACAAATGAGCAAGTTGATGAGTATATCAAGTGTGCAAATGACCCTGTTTATTTTATAGAGAACTATGTCAAGATTATTACTCTTGATAAAGGCTTCGTTCAGATTAATCTATACCCATTTCAACGAACAGCCATTACAAGCATCAATGATAATCGTCGAGTTATTGTGAAAGCTGGTCGTCAGGTTGGTAAAACAACCATGGTTGTTGGATATATTTTATGGTATATTTTATTCAACGAAGATAAATTTGTAGCAATCCTGGCTAATAAAGCACCGACTGCTCGTGAAATTTTAAACCGCATCAAGACTGCGTATGAATCATTACCTTTTTGGCTACAGCAGGGTGTAAAAGTATGGAACAAGGGCGATATTGAACTTGAAAATAATTGTCGTGTAATGGCTACATCAACCGCATACTCAGCCATTCGTGGTTATTCTATTTCTCTACTATATCTAGACGAATTTGCGTTCGTACCGAGTAATATAGCCGAAGAATTCTTTACTTCTGTTTATCCAACTATTTCTTCTGGTGAAACCTCTAAAATTTTAATTTCTTCTACACCTAATGGAATGAATCATTTTTATAAGATGTGGACTGATGCCACTGAAAATAGAAATGGATTTATAAGTATTGAGGCTAACTGGAGACAGGTTCCAGGAAGAACTGAAGAATGGGCAGCTGAACAGTTAAAGGTACTTGGAGAAGAAAAATATTACCAAGAAATGGAATGCGAGTTCCATGGTAGTGCTGGAACACTTATCTCTGGTCGTATATTGAAGACTCTGGCGTTCAAAGCACCTAAACCTGGCTCTACTTTACTAGGTTTATCAATTCATCAAGAGCCAATACATGGCAATAGATATATCATGATAGTAGATACTGCTAGAGGAAGGGGTTTAGACTACTCAGCTTTTGTTGTTATTGACGTAACAGAAATACCATATAAAGTTGTAGCAGTATACAGAGATAACGAAATATCTCCAATGGTTTATCCTTCTATTATTAAAAAGATTGGAGAATACTATAATCAGTGTCACATATTGGTAGAAATTAACGATAATGGTCAGCATATTGCAGAAAGTTTATTCTACGACTATGAATATGAGAATATTTTATGTACTGGTGAAGTAAATAAAAAAATTGGATTGACTTGGTCATTTGGTAATGGTGTACAGAGAGGAATACGCACTACTAAATCTGTAAAGCGCATGGGATGTGTAATGATGAAGTCGCTGATAGAAAATTATAAACTCATAGTAGAAGATTTTCATATAATTTCCGAACTTTCTACCTTTATAAATAAAGGATCTAGCTATGAAGCCGAAGAAGGCAGTCATGATGACTTGGTAATGTGCCTTGTATTATTTTCTTGGATGACAAACCAAGAATTTTTCTCTGATCTCTGTAATATAAACATCAAAGATAAACTTTATAGAGAACAGATGGATCAAATTGAACAAGAGATGCTTCCAATGCCAATATCTGGTCAAGATTATGGTGACGAAGATTCTTTTGTACAAGGCGGTTCTATTTGGAATATTGTAAAAACTTAAAAAAGCTAAATAATAAGCAGGTTTCAGTTCCTTAGATCAGGAGTACACAAATGCCATTTCAAGTATCACCAGGAGTGAACGTAACAGAATTCGACTTGACCTCAGTAATTCCAGCCACAGGTGGCTCAACTGGCGCGCTCGCTGGTGAGTTTCCATGGGGTCCAATCGGAATTGTACAGCCAATCGAAAATGAATTAAAGCTTGTCGAGCGTTTCGGCAAGCCAGAAGTTTCAGGTAACGCAGCAGCAACATTCTGGACTGCAGCCAACTTCCTTCAATATTCTGACAGCCTATATGTCGTAAGAGCAGATACTGGCGGTTTAAATGCCACTGCTAATACTGCACTCGCAAGCGTTTCAGGATATTTGGTCAAAAATTCAAACGATTACTCAAGTAATTTTATTGAAACAAACACTTCAGTTGCAAATACTGTATTTGCTGCCAGATATGCTGGTGC